CTAAGTTATTTTGCTAAACTCATAATTTATGTCTTCTGCTTTATATAAACAGATATCTGTTATTTCTACTTGATTTTCGCTAAATAAAGTTATATTTTCACCATCACTAAGAGAACTTTTAAATTTAATACCATAATATCCAAGATTTTTGATATATTCAGTTAAATATTGAGTAGGAATATAGTCAATATCATCATAATCTGAATTTACTGGAGTAGACAGACTTTTACTAAATTCTCTAACCAAATCATGGTTTAGTAACTCTTCTTCTAAATCATCACATTCAAAAGCTGACTTGAAATACTTGTATTTTGTCAAATCAACTATCTCTAATGTTTCTGCTAAATTAAATTCTGCTACAGTTATTCTTGCACCTTTTGAAGACCTAACTTCTGATATAACAGTTTCAGGTTTATCACCAAGATATAAATATGGGATTCCTATAGGATTTGCTCTCCCATTTTTTGTTTTTTTCTCGGGGGCAGCCCCATTTTTTCAGCAGAATAAATTTCAGATTGATCATTTTTCATTATTCTAGCTCTATATAAAATGGTATTCTCTTCTATAGAATGAGAATATTGATGAATTGTATTATTAAGAAATTCTTTCAACCAGCTATCCTCAATAAAAAATCTATTTTTGTGTTTTATTTTTTCACAAAACTCATCCCAAATAGTTTCACCCCCTACATATAGAAATGAATCTTCTTTTCGTGAATATAAATCACAATCATCTAAACAATATTCGGGAGATCTATTAAAATTAATAATTTCAAAAAATAATGAACTTTTCTCATCTAGAGTTAACTCATCACTAAAAATATACCAATCGTTCTGAACAAATTCTGTCAGCAATTCTCCTCTATCCAAAGCACTTTGACCAGGACCATAATGTTCCCCATAAGCTGTTACTTCATAAATATCTGAAAATTGTTGAAACAGATCAGATAGTTCTGAAATTTCAATACTCATAATATTATCTGAACCACAATAGTTGCAACGTCCCAGAGAACCATATTCTTCAATATAATTTATTAAAATACTATCATTAAAGCAATCTATACAACATCTACCCATAAATATTTGTACCTCCCAAAATAATAATAAAAATCTAATATAATTAATAAATTCTATGTATATAATAATTAATTATCTAAAAATGTATAAACTCCTCCAAAAACAACAAAAAACCTCCAGAGCTTTTCGCCCCAGAGGTTAAATAAATAACTATTCATCTGTTTCTAATGGAGTTTGTAATTCTTTGCCTATACCTTCCAAAGCTTTGCCGGCAACCGGCTCCATATAATGTCCTGGAACTTCTTTTTTGATGTTGTCGGCTAATCGTTTATAAAGCTTATCATCTAAATCTGTCTCATCCTGAATAAATTTTATTGCATCAAAACCCATTTCTTTTAGGTCCATTGGTACACCTCCTTTAAATAATATTTTGATACCCCAATTCACTGCTGTATCTAACAACATTTCTTTCATATCAGCTGGTTTGCCTAGCTTTCTGTACTGCCAGATTAAAAACTCCCAATAACCATTGTCATTAATATATTGTTGATCTAATTCTTCACCATACTCTTTTAAAATTTTATTAGCTATAGCAATGTTTTCGTCAATTGAAGGCTGCTCAGGAGTCAGGTTACTATTATCTCTACTGATTGATAACTTCATTTTCTTATCTCCACTATCATAATTAAGAGCTTTCTTTGAGATAATCTTCAACACCTTCTGCAACTGCTTCCATAAGTAAATAAAGATATTCTCTCTCATTAAGAAGTTTTTCCTCTCTCAAATTAGTTATAAAACCCATTTCTACAAGGATTGCTGGCATATCTGTCTTACGCAACACCCAGAGCTTATCTCTTCCTTTGATACCTCTATCAGGAGTATCTGTAACAGCAATTAATCTTTTTTGGACTAAAGCAGCTAGTCTTTTACCTTTTCTACTTGTAAACTTCATAGAACTATAATAGAGAGTTTCTATACCAGCTGCAGTGGAGTTAGAAGCTGCGTTAGCATGTAGAGAAATCACTAAATCAACATCATTTTCATTGGCCATATCAACACGATCATATAGATTTACATAAACATCTTCAGTTCTGGCCATTAGAACTTCATGCCCTTTTTGTTCTAACATTGGCTGCAAAATTAATGCTGCAGCTAAATTAATATCACTCTCTTCAGAATAAATATCATCCTGGTATATCCCATCATTTTCTTCTAATTCAATTGGATCAACTGCCCCTGGATCACTTCCCCCATGTCCAGCAAATACTGCAATCTTCATTATTTTAGCTCCTCTCCAAACCTTTTTTCTTTAGTCTGCAGCAATTTATTTCTTAAAAAGTCAGGTATAGTTATTCCAAGCTCATCACAATTCTCTAAAATTGAAATAGCTTCTGTAGCTCCCGCCCATAAAAGAACAAAATCTCTCATCCCTGTCATACCAAGCTGGGTAACTAAATTACCTAATAAAATAACAATCACATAAGTCGATATTTTACCCCAACCTTTTCTAGACATCCAACTAGATAATTCTCCCTTTTTTCCAGCTTTTATAAGCCCTGTAATATAATCTGCAGCAATAAGTATTAAAAAACTCTGCATAGAAACATTCATATCCCCGAATAGCATAGTTATTACAGTTCCTCCAGATGCCAGAAAGCCTTTTGTTGTTGGATGCTCAATTAGTCTTTGAATATAATGTTGTACTTCTGTTATAAATAATCTCCATTTACCCCTCAAATTTACCACCTCAAATTAAAAAAACCACCCGTCAAGGTGGCTACTTAATTATTATATTTATAATCTACCGCTTATTGAATCTTCATCTGCTTTGAGTTTAGTTATTAAAGTCTCAAATTCTTTACCTAAAGTTAAGGTGAATTTTTTGCCTTCCTGAGTAAATTCCTCTTTTACTTCAATTATTCTTATCATAGCTCTAAATACATCTGGGTAATCAACAATAATAATATCACCCAATTGAAAATCAATCATATAATTATAAGGACCATATTGGTTATATTCAACCTCAATAGAAGCATTATTATTAATATTAAATTCTAATCTCGATTTCATAATTTGCTCCCACTTATCGAAAGGGAAATTTTCCTCAAAATCTGCAAAACTGAATTCATTAGTTAGCATGGTAATTAAAAAATCTTTAATCTCTCTTTCAGTCCAATTATCGTAAGCTCCACTAGGCTCACCAGTTATTAATCTAGCTACAAGTTTACTAACATCAAAATCCCAGGAATTTATTTCAGCAGCAGTTACTATATCGAGCTTTTCTCTAATAATTTTCTCAATTTCTTCCCGACTGTAATTATTAATAAGATCTCTTTCAGTATAATCTGTGATGCCAACTGCTATTTTTATTAATTCAGCTAATGTCATTGTACTAAATTGTAGTGTCTTAATATCTTTAAATTCCTCCCAAGTCCAATCTTTAAATTCATCTAAATTCCATGTTTCAAATTCCATTTCATCAAACTTGAGTTTTGCTCTATCAAATAACTCATCTTCAAACTCTAAATCACGTGCATCTATAAATAATTCTCCTCGACCTAAATCTTCAAATGACTCTGACTCATCAATTGGAGAAATCATTTCTCCACCAAAAAAATCAAAAGTAACGCTTTTTCCTGTGGTTCTCAAATTAGTATCAACTTCAATAGCTGCACGGTATCTATATTCACTTCTTTTACCTACAGGACCTACCGAATCATCCCAACTTAAACTTCCTTCTAAATATGATATATAAACTGTATCACCAACAGAGAAATCTAGAGCTCTGCTTCCAAGTATACCTCTATCAACTTGCTTTAAATTATTGCCTTCTACTTCAGCATAACCAATTCTTTCAACATTATCTCCATCAGTAATCATTGCATAGTTATAAAAACTAATATCTCCTAATTGAAATTCATTAGGCATACTTTCAAGTTCAATTTCTCTATCAGAACTCAATATATCATTTACTAAATTGGCTGAAACAGTCTGATATTTCATTACTGGAAGTTTCTGTGGGATTGTCTGCCAAGTAGAAAAACTTTTGAAATCAGCAAATTTTGGAGCATATTGTAAGTAACCTGAAATTTGACCATTCCAAAGTTCTTCATCATATGGGCCAGGATTAATCAAAGTTCCTCCAAAATGCAAACGATTATTTTCTCTATAAGACATATCAGTTCTAATTATGGGAAACCACTTAATAACTTCTAAAGAAGGTAATAAAGTTTTTGATTTAGCTTTTAAATCTAAGTAGTAATTTTTCTTCCACTTAAAAATCTTATAGATTGAATTAGAGGAACCCTCTAAAAGTAAGCCTTCTATCGGATTAAAACTAGGATAACCTTCATTTCTAAACTCTCTGATTCCCCAAATATCTTCAAAATTCCAATTTATAAAAGTGGTTTCTTGGTCATGTGGATAGGTCATTTCTTCAGTTTTTCTTCCCTTTATATTATCATCAGGATAATCTATATTAACCTCATCTGGAAACACTTCATTATTGTAATAACAATTCTTTACATAACCATCATTGTAACCGCCTATTGGTGAAACTGTAGATGAGGAGTCAGTAGGATAAATTTCTCCTACAAAGTAACAATTTTCTATTGTGTTATTTGGATTACCGTAAAAATCACCACAAATACCACCAACGTAATCACCCGTTAGAGTAGCTTTAGCATAACAATTGTGTATATTTATTTCTCCGTATCCAACTATTCCTCCTACTTCACCCCAACCTTCTTCTCTATTACTAGTTATTTCCCCAATAAAACTACATAATTCAATACGGGAAGGTTTATCCCCATAAACAGCTTGTCCAACTATTCCACCAGCACTTTCAGCATTAATAACCCCGGTCACTTGTACCCTTTTTATCTCAATATTTTTTAAATTATCCGCTTGTAAAGCCCCAGCTAAACCACCAACATCAGAACCTGCTTCTAAATCAATACTTTCTAAATTTAGATTTTTAACTTCAATTTTTTCGCTTCCCTTAAATTCACCAAGTAATGCGAACAACCCAACTATATCTACTTCATTATTTTTAAAAGTTAAATTTTTTATAACATGATTATTTCCGTTTAATCTTAAAGATATATAATTATAATTATCATACTCGTGCCCATACCTAATAGGTGGGAAATGACCTTTTTTATAAATTTTTCTTTCCCAAGAATCGTAAGGAACATAACTTGGTAATTCAAAATCTGATAAATCTATGTCCTCCTCAATAGTAAAATCCCTATTCTGAGCATATCTAATATTAAACAAATCTTCGGCTGTTCTGATTTCTTTATTTACGGGAGCACCTGTCAAAACTATATTATTAAATACATAACTTTTCTCTGGCCAAAGCTCTTTATAGACACTAAACGAATAATCTTCTCCGTTTCCCGGTGGTAGCATATCCACAGGAAACACCCTTACACTAGTTACCAAAGTAGGTTTAGGAAGCTCTGGTCTAATTAATTCATCTTGCTGTCCATTATAAATATATTCTAAATAAGGTTGTATTTTTGAACCATCTCCAACAAAATTAGGAGCAATCTCACCATAGAATTCACCATTCTCATCTAAAGTAAAATGATTACTAGCATTAGGCGTCTCATTGAGTGTAAAATACCCACCCTCTAGAGCATTTTTAGTAGGATTTTTTGGATGACTTGCTATACATTTTCCTGATATACTAGCATTCCCTATACCTCTATCTTCCCTAATTGCTAATGAATAATAAACTTCTTTAAAGTCTACTGGCTCATTTTTAGAAACAATTCCAATCCGATGTTTAGTTGGTACTAAACGCACATCATTTGGAGCAGCATTATAATCAACAACTGATATTGCCGCTAAAATTCTTTTTTCTGTGGGAGCTAAATCTTCGGGACTTATTAAGCCTGTGTAATTGAAATTGTCATCCCAAGCACTTAACCAAACCTCTTTATCACATTCTATACTCACAGAGTTTTGATAAATTGTATAACTATGATTTGTTTCATTAGTCCAATCTTCTAAATATAGTTTTAAATCCTCCCACCACTCTACATCCTTATAATCTAACAGATTTACTATTTCATAATAATAGTAAGTGTCTGTAATTGTGACTATATCTCCATTTTCGTTAGTATATTCATTTGTTACTTCTCTTACTGTTTCTTCTCTTATTAAATTAGAACTTATTGATAAATCAAAATTAAGCCCAGACTGTGTATGGTCATAAGGCCATGTTTGAGCCATAATTTTTACACCTCATTCCTATTTACCTCAAGTAACATTCGCTCAGCACCTTCACCTTGTCCAGCAACTAATGCTGTGTTTTCATTCTTATTTGATGATTCTTTATAATTAAGCATTGTAATTGAATCAAAATTAGGACTAAATATTATTCCTTTTCTTATTTTAGCTTTCAAAACCTTAAAAATTATTTCCTTAGTTTTTAAATCCAAAACTAAATCCCAACCCAAACCACTAATTTTACTTATATCGTAAAGTATCTCAGATAATTTCTGAAATCGAGCTCTATAATTTATAACTCTTCCTTTATGACGATCATCTTCGATTATTAAATTCTGTACTTTTCGCCTGATATCATTTGGATTTTGAACATTAACATTTACATAATGTTTCATGGCTGACTCAGCTGGACCAGAAAAACTATCATAACCATTACCCTCATTAACTCCATTAAAAGCTATTCTATTTTCAAATATCTCACCTAAGCCTTTACCTCTAGCTTTTATAAATTCTCCATTTGCATTAATTGTTAATTCTCTATCTTTAATCTTGCCAGCTTTAACAAATTCTCCTCTTTTAACTGCTATATAATTCCCTGTAATTAAAAATTTACTCTCATCTTTAAATTTACTAATTGAAACTTCAAAATTGTCTACATTTCTCCATCGATAATTCCATACAAAATCTTGATAAGTTTCTAAAAAAGAAAGCACATCAAAGTCTGGAGATAATATCATCAAAATAGCTCTAAGTGATGTTGATTTTAAATTAATTGATACTCTACTTTCAGCTGTTAATACTAACTCACTTAGAACCTCGTGTTTTTTATATAAAGGCATTTCAAGTTGTGAAGCAGCATTAAAGCTTACACTCAAGTTAGTAGCTAAATTACTTTGATAGAAAGAATTAGCCTTAAATGCTATTTTCAATTTGTAATTTATAGGAGATTTTAATACTGCTTTACTTCGATAGTCGATTTTTATATAAGGAGAAAAATCGTTAAAAGGAATATCATAATTATTTATGTCATAACGTTTCATCTCATTTCACATCCAGTTCAATAATGCCCTCTTTATATAAAATTTTTCGTATATCTTTTAAAGAATCAAGTAAAAATAAATGATCGTAAGAAGTAAAATTTCTGCTAACATAACAATGTGCTCCCCATTCTAATTTGCTACCATTTATTTCACGTGTTAGTTCTTTAATTAAATTACCTTCTATTTTATTGTAAATTATAGTCTCAAAATTATTATTCCTATCATAAATAGTTAATATATTTGGTGGATCTGGCAAAACAGATGAATCCAAAACTTTAAGTTCAGTATCTAAATCTTCAACTAAATCAGTTCTAGGAGAACCTGGTTCTGGTAAAAAGGCGCGTGGTAATGGGTCAAACAAATTATAAGTTAACACACTTATTTGAGTCTCAATATTAATTGGAGTCAAAGGACCAACTGATTTTAATAAGGATAATTCAATACTAATATCACTATGAGAAGAAATGCTAATCTCTTCGTAAATATCAGATGAACTAATAGAATTATATTTGCTATTTATATTATATTTCGAGCTTTCAGTATTATAGCTCATTTATATCACCACCTAAGAGGCTGCTTGAACAGTTGCAGACATTTCATCTAATTTATTAATTAAAGCGTCTGTTTCGTAAATTACAACTTTAAACTCTGTTCCAGCTGTTTTAGCCGAATCAAAATCTATCCAGAAGTTATCTCCAGTAGTATCTGTTGGTTGTGGTGCAGCTGATATGCTATTTCCTGTTAAATCCTCTATCTCGCCCCAGACTTGATCATAACCGTTAAAATTCACAGTAGTATATAACCATCCATCACCATCAGTAACTGAATCAATTGAGACAATAGTGGCACCTTTAATATCAAAAGTATTCCTAACTATTTCAGTTGTACCCCCACTATCAGAATACATTACAGCATCAAACTGAATTAATTCTGCGGCTGAGTTTAATGTGAAAGTATTTACTCCAGCAGCAGTCACTTCAACTGCTCCATTATCAATTAAAGAAGTACCATCAGCAGTGGTAATCAAATCTATATAAATTGGAAAGGTAGTTGCATTTATAAATAAATCAACCTGCGTGTTACCCTTCATAACATCACTTTCTAAGCTAAATTCATTAGTTATTAGATTTGGTGTTATATTTATACTAAAAGCCCCAGTAATTTGATTAGAATAGCCTTTAAAAGATTCTCGACCCAAACTGGTAATTTTTTTAAAGCCCCTCCACATATCATTGTTTTTTAAAACCAATTCGATTTCTTTAATAAATGAAAGTAATCTTGTTTGGTCTTCTGCAGTAAATAATCTGCTTGCTGATGTTCCTATAGGCCATTCTTTTACAGTACCGTCTACTCCTCTTTCTAAATTCAATAATTGACTATTATTCTTGTCAATTTCTTCATAAATAATGCTTTCAAAACTCTCACTATCAAATAAAGTAATTATATTAGGCGCATCTGGTAAGTTTTCAACATTATCTACACTCATAGCAGTAGTTTCATCAGCTGAAAGAATCTCAGTAATTGTAACCTCCGGAGAACCAGCTTTAGGATAAAATAATTCCTTATCTGATAATTTAACTAATTGTGATTTTGTAATTAGTGGAACAAAAATAACCGGATATTTTTCAGAGTTTATATATTTCCATATACTATTGAAATTCCAATTAACATAAGTTGAAGGATCAAAAGGCTCTGTTAATTCACTAGTTGTTCGGGCACCAGAGTTTGTTAAGGTAGCATAAGTAGTTCCGGTTGGCACTGATGGATAATTTACTTTATCAGAATTATAATAACAGCTTATAAACTCACAATTCCCAGCAAATTTTTCTACTAATCCAGCTATAGAATCAGATATAGATCTATCGTCAAGTGTTTTTATATTACCTACAAAAACACAATTTTCTATGACCATGTCTCCTGTTAATTCGGGTTGCCTTAACCTAGTCGAATCAATTAAACCTGCACCAGTACCATTACGTCCAATAATATTTAAATTAAGATCAGAAAAACAATTCTCAAATCCAAAACTATATCCATCAAATTCTACAGAATTAACAAGCCCAGAAACGGTCCCACCATAAACTTCACCAGAAGCCTCACATTCATAAATACCACCAATTACTGCACCATCATCAAACTGAGGTAGCTCTTGATAACCAGGAGAACTCATGGAATTACATATTGGACTTATCGAATCAATTGGATAATCAGTAGTATCAGGATGACTTGTATCTTCAGGATGTCGTTTAGCCAGTATATTTACCTTGCAATGCCTAATGATCCCTTGTGAATTTACAACCAGACCAGCAAGTCCGTCACTTGTCATAAAAGTATCTGACCCAAAGGTAGAATAAAATTCCACTTCAGCAACGATATTTTCTATTAACCCTCCCTGCAGCAAATCAACTGCAACAAAACTAATTCCATCACCCCAAACTAAATTCATTCTCCCGTTTATTTTTAAATTTTTTACTATCCCTGAAACTTGGTTAAAAAGAGCAAAATCTCTAAATGGATCAACACCATCTCCTAAATTTCTATTAAAAGTGACCTTATACTCATTACCGTCAAGAACTCCAGAAAAAGAATTAATCATATTCCAAGTATCGTTAAAGTCAATTAAAATATCTGAAGTCAGCTTAAAATAACTACTACTATTTTGATTTATATTTTGCAGGTCAGTTAAGTTTCCTATTAAATAAGGGTCGCTAGAAGTACCTGTGCCTCCAGAATAAGCCATAAATGTAACCTCCTTAATTTATTGTAATTTGTAAGTCCCCAACAGCAATTTCTAAAATATCACCTGAAACAACATTTAAATTAGGTGCAAATTCATCATAACAGACAATGCTTCCATCCGAACTATCACAAATTGAAATATAAGAAATAACTGATGCAGGCAAGTTCTCAAAAGTAACCGCATTAGTATTACTAACTATCCTATTATTTGCAGCACTTTCAAATTCAATAGTTTTTCTAACATAATCCCCACCAGATAATTCATTTAAATTTGAACCTATAACAGGCTCATCTGAGTGAAGAGCCAATTCAACAGATTCTGGCAAAAAACCACTTAACATCGTATTAACATAACTGTCAATAATCATTTTCATCTCTCCTCTAATTGATTATTATTTCCATTTTGTTTTGTTCAATCTCTATCAAATCACCTGGAAGAACCTGCTTTATAATATCTAAAGTAATCCAAGCAACAACATTACCATCTATCAAGCTATCCATAATAACCATATATTTTAAATTCTTTGCTTCTATCGAGTCGATTTCAACCAATATATTCTCAGAATTATTTGTTTTATAACCAACTCCACTTTCAAAATGAGGGTTCACAAAATTAAGTGCTTTTCTTTCTTTAGCAATTTCATCAATGTTACTAGAATTTAGACTTAGTTCTTCTTCTGTTGTTAAATCTGAAACTAAAGTTATAAATACATTTTCTCCATAACTAACTTGCTGATTAAGAAAAAAATTATTTATTATATCTTCTTTGGTTTTATTACTAAGTTTACTCATTTTGTTAACCCCCTATTAATTCAAGCCAAATGTACAGTTATTTTCCACAATTATTAATGACTCACCACTAACAGGTTCTTTAACTGATGGTAATTCAAATATTCCTATAAGATTGTCATTATTATCAACTAAAAAGGCATAATTAACTCCAATATCTTCATCTTCTTCCCAAGGCCCAAACTCTATTTGTGAATTATTTTCCACAGCAGAAATATCATTTTCTATTTTAACTGGTGCTGAGAAAACTACTTCTTGCTTCGCATAACCTAAATCATCTACCTCATCCACATCAGCTAATACACTATCCTCACCCAATGGATTGCTACTTGGACTGTTTGTAGCCAAACCTATGAAAATATCAGTAGGCTGTGTTCCAGAATTCCTTAACAATAAATTTAACGCCAATTCTTCACCTATATTTGTTAAACTTCCTGCCATAATAAATCACTCCTTATTTTTTATACTCCTATAAATAGATCATGAAAACTAATATTTGCATTAGTTTCTGAAGTAGTTTCTGACCCTTCAAAAAGAATGGTATTTCTGCCTTTAGATAAGAAAGAAAAAACTGAGTCTATATCCATTAAGTTTAAAGCTTTGTATTTATTATTATTTTCATCTTCAAAAATAATATTTTTATTGCCAAAAGAAGTGTTAATAGTTATACATTCTGATGATTTAAGATAATGATTAATTTTAATTTTTGTAGAAGAAGTTAGATTTTTAATAATAGGATTTAAGACAGGTCCTTTTATTTTATAAACTGGAGCAGTCTCTACATCTCCATCATTAAATACATCTACATTATTATCAAAAATCAAATCAATATTTTTCGGAGTAGCTTTTCTCCAAAAAGGAAATGGTGCTCTTAAGGATATTTGTACTGTTTGAAAGCTGTTGGCCTGTGCTTTACCTCCAGGCATATTCAATGACTCAAGTTCTACATCAATTTCATAATTTTTATTATTTAATTGAATCCATTTTAAGACTCCACCTTTTTCAATTGGATTTAAAATATTTAAGATCTCTCTTCTCCGATTAAATACTTGTTGTCTGTTTTCTCCTTTGATTATAAACTGAATATTCAAGTCTCTAGAACTAAATATTTTATTAATTATTGTCTCTCCATATTGGTTAGGTGCTCTCTCAGTTATTAAAGAATGAGTAGGATATGCAAAACCATCCCACTCTTGTAAAATATAGCCCTTTGGATCCGGAAGGCGTAATATTTCATTTTTTTTATTAATTATTTCTATAATCATAATTTCACCTACTTCATACCATATTCTGCTCCAAGCTTTCGCATTAGTTTTTCCTGTTGTCTTCGTTCATCAGATTTTGAAATTCTATTATTAGTATCTAAATTTACTGTTGGTTGAAAATTATTATAAACTTTAGAAGTAGAGTTATTAATACTACTAACAGCTTTTTCAGCCATAGGATTTACCTGTGTAGCTTTTATATTCATAGAAGTCGTTAACTTATTCTTAATAGAACTCATTTTTTCTGCTAAATTTGATTCTTCTTTTTCAAGACCCTGCTGCATACCCTGTCCTATATTTATACCTATTTCAGTAAAAACTTTAGAAGGTGAATTAATACCTAATGCTTTTTTTGCTGCATCTGTTAAACCAGAAGCTACATCTTTCACAGAACTAACAACTTTATTCATAGCAGATCTAACGCCCTCAGCTAAACTGCCTATTATATTTCTACCTATAGAGTATAAATCCTGATTTGATAAATAGTCATAAACATCTGTCCAGAATACTTTAATTCCATCTACTATTTGGCCAATTTTACCTGGAATCCAATCTACAACTTCATTGAACATTTCTTTCATATCTTCAGCAACGATTTTAAATGCATTTACTGTGAAATCAATGACATCATTCCAAACATCATTGATAGTCTGGGCTATTTTACTAAAAATATTTATAAAACTATTAACAAAATTTTGGAATGTATTTATTGCACTATTCCAGATAGAAGAATCAGTTATATAACCTGTTATTGTATTCCAAGCATTACTAATATTATCCACCATAGCTTTAAACACATTAATAATAGTATCTTTTATGCTTCCATAAACTTCTTTGATAGCATTTACTAAAGGGGAATTGGATATTGTCTCAATTATGCTGGCCCATATTTCAGCTATATAATCTCTAACTTGACCCCAAACTTCCTGAGTATAAGCTAAAATTTGATCCCAGTATTTGATTATCTGCCCAGCTGGTGTCCAGTTTAAAAAAAGAGTAGTAATAACACTTAAAACATTATTGATTATATTTTTAATAGCATTCCAGCCATTTAAGGTATATTTTTTGACAGTACTCCAGGCTGAATCAACAATTTTACCAATGTTATATAAAGCATTACTAATTTCATTTTTTAATTTATTTAGAATAGTTTTTGTTATATCAACAGCGGCATTCCAATAGAACCCGATAATTTCTGGTAACTCAGTAAAAAATGAAACAAATACGTCGCCCATAAATTTAATGAATCCTAAAATTTCTTTATGCCATTTTGAAAATATAGCAATAACTCCAATAACAGCCGCAACAATTGCAACAAGTGGGCCAGCTCCCAGAGCCATGATTGCTGAACCAACTGCTGTAATGGTAGGTATTAAAGGTGCTATAGTTGTCATAATAGTTCCGACTACTACAAGAACAGGACCAATGGCCGCTGCCAACATTCCAATTACACCAATAATAGCTTGTATTGGCTCAGGTAAATTACCTAACCAACCCGCCACTTTTCTAATACCACCGACTAAAGCTTGGAATATAGGAAGTAACACATTTGATATAGCAGGCTCTAGCATGTCATAAATTGATAAAGCAGCATCAATTAAGCCATCTTTTAATAAACCTAGCCTTTTCTGCATAGATTTCATTTGTTTATTTGCAATATCTTTTGTTGCTCCACCTGCATTTCTTAATTCAGTTTCATACTGTCTAACTTGTTCAGAAGTACCCATTAATAAGTTAATGGTTCTTTGAGTTTCAGCATTAAAACCTAGCTGTTTTAAAGTTGTTGCTTTTTGTTGATCAGACATTCCTGATAATTTATTCTCTAGCATTTCTATAATGTCAGCTATATGTTTCATATTGCCTTCAGAATCATAAATACTCACATTATGTTCTTCCCACATACCTTTATTTTTATTTTGAGCATCAGTTAAATAAGTGAGTGTTCTAGAAAGCATATTACCAGCTTCAGAACCTTTTATACCCATATCAGCAAAAACTGCTAATAAAGCCGTACCTTCTTCTATATCCTTACCCGTAGCTTTTAAAGCTGCACCTGCTTGATTAGTCATTGCTTCAGAAAACTGCTGCGTGCTAGCATTAGCCATATTTTGAGCCTGAGTTAATACATCAGATACACGCTGCATATTTTCCATATGTTCAGCAGTATCTTCTGCTGCTAAACCTAAAGCACTTTGAGCATCAGTTAAAAGATCAGTAGCTGTGGCCATATCAAAATTACCAGCTGTAGCAAATTCAGCAACTTTCGGTAAAGCTTCCATTGCTTCAGCTGCATCCATACCAGCAGATGCCAGATAATAATATGAATCTGCAGCTTCTTTTGCTGACTTATCGGTTGATAAAGCAACCTCTCTAGCTGTATTTTCCATTTGAGTTTGCATCTTTTTAGAAACATCACCCATAATAGAAAGAGATTGAGTCATAGAATTTTCAAACTCAATCCCGAATTTACCAGCTGCAGCTCCTATGGCTACAAGCGGTGCTGTTATATTCTTAGTCATTGTAGAACCAGCCGATTTTAGCTTAGTTCCTGTTTTTGATACTGACTTTGCCAATCCAGATAACTCTTCTTTAGCTGTTTTAATACCTGCTTTAAAATCTTTTACTCCAGCTGTAAAGTTTGTAACTATAGCACCTGCATTATAAGCCATAAGCTCACCTCCTGATCTTTAAATTAGGATTATGATTCTTCAACTCTTCATCTGAGCCAACTCCAGTGTCTTGACCATTATTATTAATTTTTTTAGACTTACCAGTTTCTAAAAAGTTTTCTGGTGGATTTTGTGTTCTAGTAGCTCTGATCATTTTATATTCAAGATTAATTTCTTTAGTCTCCCGTTTTTGAATTTGTATATATATTTCTTCAATTTGTTTTTTGGTATATTTCCAGATCACTTCATCAGGTGGCATTGAATAAGTACTAGCTATTTTTTCTATTGCTTCGAACTCTGTAACTTGGTCTTTGCCCTCTGAATCATTGCTTTCCACTGCAGAACTTTTGTAAAATTTTCAACGATCATCTCTATATCATTAACTTCTAAAATAACACCAAATAATTTTATCTCCTGAGAAATTAATAAATTATTATTAACCCATTCCTCATCTTTATCTAAAACTGCTGAATATAGCTTTAATAATGCTTCTTCACTTATAACACTAATCAAATCAGGTATATTATCTTCAGCATTTTCTAAAATTTCTTGATCTAAATTTAAAACTAATTCTGCAAAGATATTTATCAGTTTTCCATATTTAGCTCTAACAAGCGGACCCACTTCAAATTTTTCTTTTCCAACATAAACCTCTTTAATTTCTGGTATAAAAACTTCATCTACTTTTGTAGCCAAATTAATCTCCTCCAATATTGAAAAGCAGGGTTTCCCCTGCTTTAAATAATTTTTATACTATTGTGGTAAAACTAGTACGGTAGTTATCTCCCATTGAATTGCCTGCCATATCTCTTATTTCTCCAGAAACAAAAGCAAGATACAATGTATCACTTGCTAAATTTGATTCTGGAATAAACGTAACAGTAAAATCATTCGGATTATAAGCTAAATCTCCAGCTATCTCACTTCCTGCAGCATCAACAATATTGAAATTACCTTTAGTAATATCTCTTTGTTGTATTGCTTCTGAAAAAGTCCATTCAACTTCAGCATCTACTGCAACATCAATATCACTATCAACAGGAGATACAGCATTAATAACAGGAGGTTCGGTGTCATCATAAGTATCAACCCTTTTACCATATCTAGTTTTTTCATCTTTTGTAATATCTTCAATGATTAACATTGTCACCTCATAAACCGCATTATCATCTTTTGTCTGTTCAACTTCTGATGCCGAAATGGGAAAAGCCTTCCAAAACTCATAATTTGCAGTTCCCCCACCTGGAGCTGGTCCATCAACAAATAAAGATTTATATTCAACTTTTGGGGAACCTCCAAAATAAAGTGTGTTATTTTGAGCATCAAGTGCTTCACCTACTAAACCCCATGCAAGTTTCATGTTTTCTAAAGTATTTTCTTTCATAGTGAAAGTAACTTCTAGCCTTTCACCAATTTTGGCTATACCGATTACTCCTAAATACTGATCAGCATCGTCAAATTCTTTAAATTCAGTTTCCTTACTATAGCTAACTCCACCCTGGGTTATACCAATATCTCTGGCATCTTCTTTATTAGAACCGTACGCTCCAACAAAAATATCTGATGGACCTACGGTAAAATTACCAGGGTTTCTAACAGCCTTAGTAACTGTCATTTAAATCACCTCTCTTTAATTATTCTTTTATCCAGATATTATAATTTGCACTAAATAAATGGTTTCCGTTATCATCTCTACCAATATGGCCCGGTTCATTTTGGGCTTCTAACTTAATTACCCAGGTATCACCAAGCCAAAACTGATATAATTCTTTTAAAACTTTTTGTACTTCTCCAGCTTTCCCTATTCCTAGTGGGTAACTTTTATTCCGAGTAATTACCTGGAATGTTCTATCAGCAGTCTTATCTTTTCTAGGAGCTCTACCAGGTGTATCGTAAAAAGTAATACAGTCAATTGGCTTAGATGGCCTCTGACCAATAAAAATATCTTCACTAAAAGTTCCCACTTCATGATTCTCTACATAGTCAACTACCTTTTTTAATAAAATACTCAATTATTATCACCTTCTTTATCTAAAGCAGCTTCAATTGCTGCAGCTAGACCCTGAATATAGTGCGGCGACTTTTCTTTTAAAGGATTTTCTAAATATTTTGCTTCACCATCTATATGATTTAAATCCTGTTCTTCATGCTGATAAGTGGCATAAGGAGTATTAAAGGCTACCTCTCCCATTAATTCATCAACAAATTGCTGCAGTGATATGTTACCTGCTTTAAAATCTTTAACTATTTGAGCTGCATTAGAACCAGAACTCTCAGTATGAGCTACCTGATCATCATTTAACTTTGCAATACCAGACCCTCTTAAATATCCAGTGGCTTTTGGAGCCCTATTCATTCCTTCACTTAATAGATCCATTATAATTCCAGCCATTTCATTTGCAGCAGCCTTTAAAGCAATATCTTCTGCTTTATCCAGAGCTTTTTGTACTCTCTTTATGTCTTCTTCCATTTTTTCAACATCTAATTCAAATAAAGGCTCTTCTTTCATTTTAAATACACCCTCAAATACTGATCAGCAACTATACCAGGTACATGGCCAGAATTTATAACAACTTTATCTTCACCATTAAAAACAATTACACTTTCTGGTGGAAGTTTCTCAAATCCTGGCGGAAGCCAAACTTCAATTGAAGATACAACTTCATTTCCTTTTGAGTTTCTTACAAGTTTAGTTCTTTCAATTTTTCTACATTCGACATTTTCTGCTATTTTTTCTAATTCAGGGTTACCATAACCATCTGATTTAACAAATTTATTTATTTCTTCTGCAACAGCGTTGAAATAACTCCTAATCATATAAGATCACCAACTTGATACTTATATTTCTTTACAAGCTGCTGCACTGTTGGAGCATAAGCAATACCGTTTATCACATAAGTTTCACTAACTGATTGAGAAATATTGATACTCTGAACACCCTGAGCCTGCAGATTAAGCCTTTTTCTATCTTCAGGACCTAGATTAAGCAAAAATATCGCCTGCTCAAATACGGCTTTATTATAGTCCTCTCTCGACATTTTAGAACTGAAATTCAAGCTGTCAATTTCTCTTTGAGCATGAGACAAAGCAGCCTTTTTCTTTTCATCATTAGAGTCATTCCATTCTGAAGTCCAGAGTCTCATTGAAAAATAAGTATTTGCTGCAGCTATTGTAGGCATTTTTATCACTCTCTCAGTTCTTCTAAGCGATCAGTTAAATATTCAAGTGTAGTTTTTCGGTTTTTATTTTCTTTTTCTTCTAGCAGCCAACCTTCTAGCTTTCTAATATCTTTACAATTATCAATAATTTCATCTGCTTCATTGACAGTTAGTTCAGTAATTTTGACAACTGGCTCTTTCTTTTTCTCTTCAACTTTTTTTAAAATAATAATCTTACCTTGAGCAGCTTTCATCTGCCCCCATTTATCATCACAATTAAATACATCACCTTCTAAATAAATCTTTTTATCCGGGCCAGCTGGATAGCCAACCTTCCAATCAGCTTGAACTTTCAACATAATTTCCACCACCTTAAAATAAGAAAGAGCACCAATTAAGGTGCTCGCATTATTTATGCAGACAATACGTCCATATAGAAAACATATTCAGGATTATATACTGCTGGCCACATTTCAGTCTTCATAAAGTGCCAGTATTTCTTTGGATCATTTTCTTCATAAATTGTAGTAAAGATGCCTGGCTGGAAATCATTCTCTGCAACAGGCCCCATTACTAGGCGGCCAGTATCTTCAATAGCCTGTCCAGCAGACTGTTTAACTAAAACTACTCTACCTTTAGGTACAAAATATTCAGTAACAGTAGGTCTTCCTTTTTTATCTTCATGTTTAACAAATTCATCATAAGTTATAATCTCTGGATATCCTAAACTTACCAGATAATCATTAATTACACTTAGAGAAATACGAGTAGCGTTATCGGAAAATTCACTTGCTACTTCAGTGGAGCCTGTTAGTTTTCTCAATTCAGCTCTTCTCATGACTATATTAGAAGGCATCTCATCATTTGTACTGAAATAAGTCTCACAAGCTGCTATTAAATCACTTAATGGCTTAGGAGAAGCTCCATCCCATGGATCCCCTTCTAGAGCAGAACTATCAATTTTATGTTTAGATGGTACACCAAAATCAACAGCTAGTCTCTCATTTTCATCTTTATCATTAAAAATGATAGCTCCTTTAGCCATTACCTGCCATCTTAGCCACTCTCGTCTTGCTTGAGCTGAGCGTACGTTTCGTGCAGATTCATCTAAAATCTGACGCAAGTTTCTTTTTAGCTCATTATCGTTACGAGGGTTAAAGATTTTATTTAAAATGGCTTTATTCACTTCAAACTTCTGTCCAAAGGGCACAACAGATCCAGCAACCTTTTTAATAGCCGGGCCACCAACTATTGGTGCTTCTGCATCTCCTCTGGACATTATCTTTGCCATAGCTGTGGTATTATCAAAAATATGATAAACCCAGTCATAATCAAATTCTTCCTGGACAGGTAAATAAGCAGAACCTATATAATTTTCAGGTTCATCAATTTCCTGTAAAAATCCTAAATAATCTATTCCAAATTCATTTTCAATTGTGTCAACCAATTTTTCTTTAGGCATTTAGTCTCACTCCCTAGTTTTTAAATTTTAAAGTATTATTCAAAAGATATCATTGGCAAGTCTACAGCAACCTGCTCATCATAATTAGGCATTCTTAAAGCATAAACTGCTCCATGAACTATACCTCCAACTAAAGCATCTTCATCAGACACATCAATCAGTTCAGTACAAACAAATTCTGCTGCAGCAGCCCCATCATTTTTTTGAATAACAATATCTTCAGCATGAGCTGTAGTAATTCCATCTACAGTCAAAGTTCCTGCTGCTTCATCGATAGCAGTAATAATGGCTGTTTCTTCATTACTTCCACCTGGATCACAAATTATTTCATCACCATTCTGCCAATTATGCCAATCTTCCTCATTTAGATTTTTTAGAGGAATAGTGTTTTCAGCTGCATCTGCTCCACCAATAGCTACCTTATCTCTGGTAACAGGTGCATATTTACCGGAACTGTTTAATTTACCAATGGCAGCTCCTGGAGGTACATAGTCACCGTTAACAGCTTCTTTACTTACAACTCTTGCTCCATCAATATACCGAGCATGTCTAGACTTTAAGATATTTATAAATTCAAGTTCTTCAGTAACACTGGGCTTTAAAGTCATTATTATTCACTCTCCTTTTTAGATTTGTATCCTAATTCCATGGCCAGACTTTCAGTATTCTTTTTCTTATCTTTTGGACCATTTCCACCTGGGTTACCACCGCCGCCACCGATATCTTTACCTGCTTCTTGTTCACCGAAAACGTCTGGTTTTTCTTCTTTAATTTCATTAATCAAAACAGATGGCCCCAACTTTTTACCGTCTTCAGTTAAAATATTACCTTCTTTATCAGTAGCAACTACTTTTCCTTCTTCATCAAGTTTCAGTCTGTTTTTAATACCCTTCTTTTCAACTAAAAACTCAAAATACTCCGGATCTTTAACTCCAGCATCTTTGGCTGCTAACTGCAGCTCATATTCAGTTTTTAATTCTTTTTCGCGTTCCTCAGCTTTGCCTTCAAGCTCCTTAACCTTTTCTTTATACTCTTCCAACTTCTCAGGATCAATCATATCTTTCATTGCTTCTTTTAATTCATTAATTTCAGTCTCATAAGAACTTTCGGCCCGGGCCAGCCTCTTTTTGACAATCTCATCGACATCATCCTGAGTAAATAAATCATCTTCATCAGGCAAATTACTATTCCAGATGTTTTTTATTTCCTCTTTGAGATCATCTGTAATCTCAACATCATTTTCTTTCAAAAATTTAATTAGTTCATCCATTTTACACAACTCCTTTTATAATTCCTGTTTTAGGTCTGTCGACCACCGTTTTAAGCTCGTCAGCTATATACCAGTTAGCTTTTAATGTCTTCCCCAGTCTGGACATAAAAAAAGCACCCCAACAAAGGAGTGTTCTATAAATAATCATTTATCAATTTTTTTATGCAGCTCTTACTAAAATTTGATATCTTTCAATCCACGGTGTCATAACATGAGCACAATTAGGGTGGAATGGTGGTCTTGCATCAAGTTTTGGATAATCAGGATGATTCCCTGATAAAGAATAAACATTCCCCTCATAAAAATTACAAATATCCATTCCATCAACATCTGTATGTTCAGTTATCTTAACTAAATCAAAACCATAATCATTCATCCTTTCTTCGATGCCCTGCGTTTGCAACTCTCTGGTTCTGGTACGGGCAAACATTCTAATATATCTATCTGGTTCCCATCTGCGGCCAGCACTATCAATAAGCTTGAGTCCGTTATATTTTATTTCTTTATAAAGACGGCTGCCAATTTCTTTACCAGTTGTTGTACCACCTCTAATACCAGGTTGTTTAATAAGATTAATTCCCCTAACATCATTAATCCCTTCCCGTACAATTCCATCGAATCTTTTTCTCCAGGAATCATTAACCATTCTGACATCTCTGAGCATATCAGCAGTAACTTTTTCAGTCATTTTTTTAATCAATTCTTTATCTTTAGGAATTAAATCAAAGATTTGTATGACGTCACCGCTATCATCAACATACTTACTTTGTTGTTTTATAAAGTTATTTGCTAACTCTCTACCAGATAAATTGCTTTTTGGTGCAGCAATACGGGAAAAGTTTTCAGCACTTTTAGCTAGTTCAGTTAAATCTTGAGCAGCTCTTTTTCTCAACCTACTCAACTGGGCCAGCATATCTTTTTTATTACCCATCTGCTTTAACTTTAAAGCCTCTCTGTCAATAGAATTAGTAATTTTCTTATATTTATCAAGTATCTGTAGTATTTCTTTTTTAGCCGGATTAGTTTCTATTCCATTAATAATATTTGATAATTCATCATACATATCTGCCATTTATCTCACAACCTTAAATAGTGTATGGTGAAGTTGACTGCTGTTCTTCTATTTCTGACTCAATCCTAGCTATCTCTTTTTTAATTCTATCTTCAGACCAGTCAGGATTATTTTTTCTAACCTTTTCATTGATGCTAATTGCTTTTGCTCTATCAAGTATTTCAGTCTCTTCTGCTTCTTCTTTAGAATCATCAGGTATGCCATCTCTCCAAGTGGCTGATGGTCTTTCTGCTTCATATTTCTTCTTATTATGATAGATATCCATTAATTGTGCTTTATATAGAATATCTTTAATACCATCATCATAATATCGTTTCTTCCTTGCAATCTTAGAAAGCAATCTCATCAATCTATATTTTAAGGCTCTACCAGAGTCAGCAACATTAGATTCACTCAAGCCAAAAGCATCAGGTGAAGTTTCAGTAACTAAAAACATCATTTTAAGAATATAATCTATCTGTTTAAAAGCCATCTCAAGTTTCGCTTCCCAAGTTATATAACCTGGTTCAGCTCCATCTTTTTCATACGGAAAATACTTGTTGCCAGATACATCAATCCGACCATCTTCATCTAATGCTTCTGCTGGCCCTTTCATTTTTGGATCTGCATGCTTATCTAAAACTCTAGAAATCTGACTTATTCTATTATTAGCTTCATCCTGCAGGCTCTTAATATCTAAATAGTCACTATAACCCCAGAAAACTTCATCATCACGCCAGTTGGGTATATGAGTTATTATAAAGTCATCTACTCCTGTTTGCTGCATTTTATCAAGCTCAGGGTATAAAGTATCAAGTGCGACCTCTTCCTGAACAGTATACCCACTAATTTTATATAAAAAGTTGAATATTTTGCCTGGTTCGTGGACTTCCAGTTTTAAAAACCTGGTGTCTTCTATGTCATCACCGTTCATATCTTTCATAAAATCCCAACCAATAATCTGCCTGTTTATTTGTCGAATATTATCATCCGCCTGCTCAACAAAGAAATAATTAGGATTTTGAGACTCAATGATTATGCTGCGTTCTTTAGAAAATTTATTTTTTCTAGCATATCTAACTTTATAGCAGGAATCACCTCGATAGGAATTACCCAAAGCTGACTCATACAGGCCTGTATATAATTTATTTTGAGTAATTAGCTCCTGCAGCTTAGAATCTGTTTTTTCAGCTTTAACTTTAAATTTAGGTTGTTCTCCAAAAAGCATATCTGCTGAGAGCTTAGAAAGTAGACCACAATAGTTAGCAACAAGATAGGTCATAGCTTTCTGATCAGAGCTTTCTAATCTCCGCTGCACATCTTTAAATATCTCATCATGTCGGCCTCTGAATAATTTTTTATTTTCTTTATATTTTTCTATTCTTTTACGATCATCATCAGTAGGTGGCCAACTATCACCTTTACTTAAATAACTCATAACTTCATCAACTCCTAATATCCTGCAGGCTTGTTTTTCCTTGGTGTTAGGTTTGCTTTGTTTCCTAATTCCTCAGTAGCATAGCGAATACTATCGATAATATGATTGTTTTTATCTACTGGCACCGGTAATATTTCCCCATCTTTACTCTCTTTATATTTATAGAGCGAAAACTCATTTTTAGTATGAATACATTCAGTATGAATAATAATTTCATAATCTTTAAGTCTTTTAATCCCATACTCTATGCTACCGGGTCCTTTTTCTGCACCTTTAATTCGAATCCCATTATTCTTAAAATATTTAATGCTCTTAGGCTCAGCACTATCTGCAACAATTCTCCGGCCACCATCATATTTTTCTTTAACTTTTTCAATCAGAGTATCGTTAGTTCGCTGATATAAATAAAGTTCATCAAAAATGTAAATTGTTTTTTTCTTTTCGTCGATATGCATTTTAGAAAAGGCAAAAGGATCGGGATAAAAACCCCAATCCAGTCCGTAAAAAACATTGTCGAATGATGGTATATATTTAGATAAATCTTTAGTTTTCCAGTTATTAAAGATAAGGTTACCAAGAACACCCCAGTTACCTAGGGTATAAACTTCATAATAATATTTATCTGATTCGTTTTCTAAGTTAGCAATATCTTGAGTTGTCAAATACTCATTATCTTTATAAGTAGTTTTTAGGATACTGCATGGCAAACCGTCAATGGACCCTTTAATAAACTGTTTATCATCTTGCCAAATACCAAAGAAATATTTGTATATCCAATGAGATTTGTGAATCGGATTAAAAGAAATTGTTAATCTCTTTTTATGCTGCGATTGACCTCTAAGTCTTTTCTTAAGCTGCTTAAAATCATTTTCAATTATTTCAGTACCCTCTTCAATCCAGATATCTGTTACTACTCCATTGATAGGTGTAATAGATTTTATCTTTTCTACATCATCAAGACCACCAAACATAATCTGGTTATTATTTATTAAACAGGTAATAGTCATTTCAGATTTGTTTATATTAAAATATTTACTAAGACCAAAAGCTATTATTGATTTTTTTATCTCATTAAAAACTGATCCTCTAACAGTATTTTTAACTTTTCTTACAACAAGATAATTTCTGCCTTTCATTACATCTAAAACTGCTCTTTGAGCCAGAAAATAACTTTTACCTGAAGAAGAACCACCAAAATATATCTGAAAGTAGCTGTCATTATTTAAACCTTTTTTGAAATATATAGGATTAAAATCGGACTTTTTAGGCTTTATTTTCATTCTCATGCCTAATCATCCTCAATGAATTCAATTTCTACTCCTGTAATATTATTGATATTCTGATCAATCTCATGTTTATCTCTCCACTTATCAGGCAGCCTATTTTTAAGCCAGAATATCTGAGCTGTAGTATCAGGTTTAACCTGCTTTTTAGTCTTTTCTACTCTTTTCTGGCCAGATTCATTAACAGTAACTTTTATTTCTTCATAATCGTAACCAAGGGCACGTTTAAGCAAGGCTTTCTCTACTTTTGCATCTACAACTTGTTTTCCCTTTTTTAGGGCCTCCAAAAACTCCACATATTTTTTCTGCCAGTTATATAAAGTACTTGTAGATATACCTAATTTTTGTGCTATTTCATCATTAGTTAAACCATCTCGAGCATACTGTTCTGCAATTTCTGGTGTTATATCTGGGTCATATTTACTTTTCCGTGCCAACTTGATCACCTCATTTCTTTAAAATTTGACATAAAAAATGCACCCTTTGACAGGTGCATATAATAATAAAAATTATTTAAATTAAATCTTTATATGGAATTTTTTCTCCACCCCTAATTAAAAATACATCAGAATTATTATTCTTAAATTCTATATATCGCTTAACTATTACATCAACATATTTAGGATCTAACTCGTTTAAATAAGAAATCCTACCAGTCTGTTCTGCTGCGATTAACGTAGAGCCACTACCTCCAAAAGGATCTAAAACTATTTCATCTTTCTTTGAAGAATTTTTTATAGCTCGGCCAGGTATTCCTACCGGCTTCATTGTTGGATGTTCAGCACTTTTCACTGGCTTATCAAAATACCAGATTGTTTTATCGGTGTCATCACCACTGCTTAAAATATCATAGGAAGGCACTCTCATAACTACAGTATGAATTCCTGTATCAAAATGTATTTCAAATAAATCTCCCTTTTCTTTAACTTTCACTTGTGGTGAATCCTGGATAACGGTTGTCTGTTTTCTGTCACCATTCCAGCAATGAGCAGCTCCCGGTTTCCAACCATACAAAATAGGCTCATGTTTCCATTGATAATCCTGCCTGCCAAGCACTAACTGGTTTTTAACCCAGATTATTGCCTGTTTTAATAACCAACCTGAATCAGTTAAAGCTTTCCGGAAATTTACTCCTTCAGAATCAGCATGACAGACATAAATTGCACCGCCTCCTTTAGTATGTTCTAATGCAGCATCATAAAAATCATAAAGAAAATTATAAAACTCATCATTTTTCATATCATCATTTTCAATTGAAAGGCCATTCCTAGACTCATAATTAACATTATAAGGTGGGTCAGTAAAAACCATGTCTGCTATTTTACCATCCATTAAACGGTCAATATCTGAGCTATCAGTGCTATCTCCACATAATACTCTATGTCTGCCAAGCAGCCAGATATCATCTTTTTCAGTTAAATAATCTTCATCTAAAGCTGCATCAACATCAAAGTCATCATCCCTTAATTCCTCTTCTTCACCGGTTTGTAAGATAGCTTCTATTTCATCATCATCAAATCCAGTTAAAGTTAATTCAAACCCCTGCAAGCTTAAATCCTCAAGTTCTATTCCAAGCATTTCATAATCCCATTCAGATTCAGCCACTTTATTATCAGCTATTCTTAAAGCTTTTATTTGAGCTGTATTGAGATCGTCTCTTACAATACAGGGAACTTCATCTAGTCCTAATTTCTTAGCTGCTTCATAACGACCATGGCCCGCAATTATTTCATTCTGGTTATCTATAACTAAAGGCACTGTAAAACCATAATTTTTAATGCTGCTAGCAATTTTATTTATCTGCTCTGTAGGATGCTCTTTTGGATTATTAATATAAGGTATCAAATCATCAACATCCACCAATTTAATCACTTCGACTAGTTCCATTTGTTTTCACCCTTTCGTATTTCGTTTGTTTTTCACGAACATTTGTTTGTATTATATCACTTTAGTTTTATTAAAGCAATTATACGAATAGGGTTTAAAACCTAAATATTTTTAAATTTCTTATATCCACCTTTTGTAAAACATTCTTCTTCTTCTCTTTTTTTAATATTTTCAATTTCTGTATCTTTATAATATAAAACTGGACTGAAATAATGTGAAATAATTAAATTTCTTAAAATTATAATTTGTTCCAGTACTTTTTCGTTTTGTTGTAATAATTGATTAATTTTTCTTCTTGAAATAGTTTTTGTTTCTTTATTAATATTTTCAGTAATTTTTACAAAAGAATCAAAATCATTCTCTAAATTCAAAAATTCTTTATGGGTTTCGTTATTAAGAAATGGTCTGATTTTTCCGTAATATACTTCACAGTCGTTCATTAACTTAATAGCCTCTTTTTTATTTAAATAAATCTTATTCTCTATAAATATTTCATTTTGATTAGTATGTTGGTAATCTTCATTAGAAATTAGATTTGAAAATAAAAATCCTAATGTTTTATTAATCGTCAATAACATATCATAAAATTCTTTAACTAAATTAAATCGAATTTCAATTTGATGTTTTTTCCATTCATGATTTTTATTAGTTTCTTGTATCTTTCTTGTTTGCCGAGTTGTTATTAGAACTGCAATTAGAGTCGTTACTCCTCCAATACTCCCTCCAATAATAGAAGCTAAATTATTATAAAAATCATTGCTAAAATAATATAAATATATTAAAACCAACGTTGCAGACAAGATAATAAAAAAGATCATAAATATTAAAAATATATCTCTTTTTTTCATAAAAGATAATATCACTCCCTATAAGTTGATTCTATTAAGTAAGGAAAAAACCTCTATTTTTCTTTAATATTATTTATGAATCAAATCCCTTTATAATCTCCCTCGCCCCTCAAAATTGATTAAAGCCCCGGAGGTGCAAGGCCAGGGCTCAAATAAAGGAGGAAAATAAACATAACAAAGTTTATATTTATTTCCACAATACTAGAATATCACACCTTCTAGGGAAATGTTGCCCGAAAGTTGCCCGTTTTTTGCCCGATTGTTGCCCAATTTCCTCATAGCCCTACTTTTTGTAGCTTTTTTAGCACTTTTTTCTTCATTCGCTGAATTGTAGTGCTTGAATAATCCCGGACAGTTGAATCATTTCTGATACTAAATGTCTTTAATTCTAGCTCCCGCATTTTATCACTAACTTCATTATCGGTCATATCTTCAAAATATTTATATCTTACCAATCGTTTTTCTTTGTATGTTAGACACTCTAATGCAGCATCTATTCTTTCTTTTTCCATGATTAACTCTATTAACTCAGGATGTTTATCTAATTTATTCTGAACAAATTCTTCAACATCAGAATACACACTATTAGTTTTGCCGCCGGGTATTTTAGAGTAGTCAATTGCCTGAGCTACATAATCTTCCTGGTATGCTATTTTGTTTGTTGTTATTTTTATTTTTGATTTTAAAAAAGGATAATTTTTTAGCTGCTCTTCTATCCTGTCTTTAACTTTAGTTTCCATTACAATTTCACTCCCCTCGGCTTTTCCATCATCTCCTTGAAATAATTAAAAAGAGGATCATCTTCTTCAAAATTTACTGGCTCTACCCTCGTAGTTTTTCTAATATCTAAACTAAAACAATCAATGAGGAAATTATATATTTGAGGTTGCTTTTTCTCAAGTTGTTCTCCCACTGTCATATTGATCAACTCCTGAGTTAATTAATTTCATTCGTTAATTACAAGTTTTGTTTCTACTTCATATTCAGCAACTATTTTAATCACTCTGTAATTTTCAGGTTTCTCCTGCATTTCTATGTAATCTAGTGCATTTTCTAGATTATCAAATTCAGCATCTTCTACCTCATACCAACCAGTAAACAAACCATTAGTTTCAACAATATACATTTCTACTTCACCTCTTCAATTTTTATTTCAGCTCTAGGATTATCATCAAAAAATATTCCAGAATCACCATATCTTTTTATTTGTTTGTCGTTTTCAAATGCATTACCATACTGCAATCCGTCTTCTACTGCTTTAACTAAATTACTCAGATCACCGTGCCGTTTATCATTAAAATAAAAACTGCAGCTCAGTTTAAGCGGACCTTGAAGTTTTAATCCTCTGGCCTTTGCTTTCCATTCCCATGCCACTTTCTCTTGATAATCTAAACTCTTCTTTGCTCTTTTTGTCCACTTGCTTTTTTGAGTCATTCTTTGAGCTGGAACTGGTCTTCCTGGTATCACTAATTTCACTTTCCTCATCTCCTGGTGTATATAATATTTTAAATTCACCCGGTCTATCTGAATCTATAGTCACCGGTGAGTGCATTACTATTCCATCGATAACTAAAACTCCGAAACTTTTTCTAATTACATTCACCATCAAAATCCCTCCTTTGCACCTTAACCACCTTGATATAAATACTCTAAAATCAGTAATTTGACGTTTTCTGTTGACTTTGGTTTCCCTCTTGACCATTTGCTCCTTTTTGATTGCTGCTACCCCAGTCTAAGAACCTGACGTTGTCTGCGTTAACTTCCGGATTAATGAATGTCCTGTTATTATTCTCTGATTTTTTTATTTCCAGACTACCGTCTACTCCAACCAATCTTCCTTTACCAAGATGGCGGGCACAATTTTCTGCCAGACCACGCCAGGTAACAATGCTGATAAAATCAACATCCCTATCACCATTTCTGTTGGTATAATTCCTCTCAACAGCCAGAGTAAAGTTGCAAACTGGAATTCCTGAACTTGTATAACGGAGTTCTGGATCATCAGTTAATCTCCCAATTAAAACAATTCTATTGAGCATTACTATTATTCTCCTTCTCCTCATATTCTGCAGCTATTTTTTGAAGATTATCAAAAACAACTTGGATTACTCGATTTGCTTTCCCACTACTTATCCCAAGCATTCGCTGCAATTTAATATTAAGCATTTCTAATTTTGTCATAATTTATTCCTCCTAAGTTTTATCCATTTACAACTTTTAAACTTGTTTTCTCAAATGGCAGCTGCATTTGTTGCAAGTTCTTTTTCATTTGTTGTAGGTCATTATGCCAAAATCCATATCTTTTAAGTACAGAATTAAATCCTTCAAAATCATGATTTAAGATTGACCTGTTTCCTTCAATATCAATAAAACAATGACTTAACTCATGATCAACTAATGCAACTTGTCTTTTGTGTTCCATATCCCAAAAGTGTGGTTCTGATATTTCTATCAAAAAGTCCGATCCAGTTACAGCGTTATATTTTCCAGATACCTTAGTAGCTTTTCCTAACTGAACTTTCCCTTTAGATTTTAAGGGTTTATCTCGAAATAAGTATATAATTTTGGCCTCTCTTAAATTACTGTGGTATTTATCAATTAACTTATCAGCAATTTTTTTAACATCTGGTGCTGGTCTATAATTAGCCATTAATTTCTGGCACCTCTCTTTCAAAATATTCTTCAACAGCCTTTTCTATTTCTTTTCGGATAAAATTTTTAACCTCTGGCCTGATCATACTTAAACGCCCTCTATTCCCTCCAAAATATTCAAAATCTATCTCCTCAGGCACTATTCCCTTAGAAATTTTTATTTTTAGGTAATCTTTACTGGATGTTGGATTTTTCCTAAGTAAAATTTCTCCTTTAATTTTTGAGTGCTCGATATCTTTCTCATTCTCAAAAATCTTTAAAGCGGAATTGTAACTTCTTGCTGCAACAAAACTATGATTTTCTTTTTCTCCATCTTCCCAGAATTTATAGATTTTCATCTTTTAGCACCTTCCTTTCTGACTCTCTTATAATTTTTTTGATTTCTTCTTCAGACAACTGAGGACAATCTTTTTTTATTTTCTCCAGCAGGTCCATTGTGTACCTCCAATCGAATATAATTATTGCTTTCACTCAAATTAAAACTTTTATCGGTATAACCGGCAGTTTCTAGCCCGCATTTAATTATAAAATTAGCTTTTCTAATATCTTTTTCTTCGTTTTCGGCTTTAAAATTCATGAGTAAATATGCAAGGTCCTTTTTTGTCTCATCTGTAATATCACCGGTAACAATTATTTTTTCTGCAATATCCATCTAGATCACTCCTTAAATCTATCAAAGTCAATGAAGAAATCTTTCCACTTGTAATCAGAATTCTCTGCCCTTTGGTTAGATACTTTGACTTTCTGATTATTTTTACTTTTACGGTTTGACATTTGCGTTTCCAAAGTCGTTATTTTATCTCTTAATTTTCCAGCACTAAGTATATTAGACTTCCAGAAATCATCATCCTGGCTGTAATCAATTAGCTTACCAATCTCTTCCCAGCTATAACTTAAATCTTTAGTTGGATCAGCACCAATTGGACCAATTCTGTTTAAACGATCCAATTCAATACACCAATCTTCAAGTTCATTAGGATTTTCATCAGGAACAGGTTGCCTAGGATTATTTTCTAAAATTCTTTTTCTCAAATAACTAGCTGCTCTATATGCAAAAGAGTCTCTTTTAAACTTAGGTTCTTCATATCCATTTTTTTCTTTTTTAGAGTTATCCACAGAATCATCGTTCGTCGGCTCGTCAGAGTCCGAACGTATATTACTTACTTCTGTTACTGTTTCTGTTACTGTTTCTGTATTGCCTAAGCGTTTATCAAAGGCTTCGGGTAACCCTTTAAATAAAACGTTTTTATATTTATCTGCATGTAGCTCAATTGCTTTTTTATAATCGTCCACTAAAGAATTTTTAGGTAACTCTTTTGTTCTTTTAATTGCACCTTTAGCCTGGTTCTTATTTTGTATAGGATTGTACTTATAATAGTTAGGAACAAGGACAATAGAACTCTTTTCACAATACTTAATCAACCCTTCCTCTAACAATTTACTAAAGGCTTTATCTAACTCTTCTTTTGAAATTTGTAAATCTGCTTGAATGTAAGCTTTTGGTAATCGATAATACCCAGCCATGTTAGAATGTGGAGAAGTAAGTACATATAAATTAAGTAATTTCACATTATGTGGCAAATTTATTATTTTTTCATCAGTCCAGAACTTAGTTGCTAATTTTACGTATCGACAATTTAATGACAAAACATTCACCTCCTAGGCTATAAAAACTAATTTCCCTGTTAATTCTTGAACTTCTTTTTTAAATAATTTTTCATCACTATTTGTATCTGAAAGGTGTAATAACCAGATTTCTTTTGTATTTCTTAGGTCATTAGAATTAAGAAAATCTTTAACATTTTCTAAGCTAAAATGACTTCTTTTAAGTCTTTTTTCAAGTACTGGATGGACCTTTCCAGCTTCAACATTTTTCTTTAATATTTCTTCAGAATAGTTACACTCAACCATAATATAATCAGGTTTATTAAAAGTATATTTCGAATAAAATGAGTCAGTTATATAAATAAGTTTATCTCCAGTATTTCTAGACCATAATATGAATCCTATAGGGTCATTTGCATCATGCTGGACCTCAAAAGGCTTAACTACCCAGCTACCAGCTTGAATCGGTTTTTTAGCCGATATTGCATGAATACGATGGTGATTTGAGTCAATACTATCTAGCACATCAATAGTACCTGGACTTAAATAACAATCAACTCCTGCAGCTATAACCTCACTAATAGATTTACTGTGATCACCGTGCTCATGACTAATTAAGCAGCCAACAATATCAGTTAAATTAAAATCTAAACCCTCCTTGATTTTTTGAATAGGGATACCAGCCTCAATTAAGAGACTGGTCTTCCCATCATTTACTCTGTAACAATTTCCAGAACTGCCACTTGCCAAAGCTTTTATTTCTAACATTATTATTCATCCTCAATTTCAAATTCTAGTTTTCCTTGAGAGTTTTTTTCTTCTTTAGTTTCTTTATTTTCTTTAATTTTTTCAGGGTTTTTAGCTTCTTTTTCTTCATCACTGTTATCATCAGGATTAAGCTCTGATGGGTCAATATCTAATTTTTCTGTATTAGCATTTTCTGATATTTCCTGCTCAACATTTATATCATGGGCACTCTCTTTTTGATCAGGTGTTACATCTATAATCTCGTCCTCAGTATACATACCCATTGCAATTTCTGGTGCATAAGTTCTAATAAACCACGCTGCAGCTCTATACATCAACATCTGCTCAGGCATTGTCTGCCACTTGCTAATTTCGTTTCCATACTTATCGGTTTTAGAATACCATCCTTCATCTTTTGCTAGTTTTATTGTTACTGTTGCTCCCTCTAATTTATCACCTGTCTCTTTTTCGAGAGCCCAGGCCTGACATCCCCAGGAATCTTCTCCTTTTTCTCCTACCCAGTTATAGCGAATTGCTGAAAACCTACCACTGGTATTAAATGTACTAATTAAAAACTGAGCAGACCAGCCTGGTTTGCCATGAACAATGTATAAGTTCTGCATAACCATCAATGGATCAGCCTGCATTCTTTGAGCCATATTAATAGCAATTACACAGTTTGGGATATTACCCTGATAATTTTTAGGTACAAGAGATGATTTAGATAATAAATTAGCTGTTTTTAAGGCTAAATTAAAATTGTCTAAACTATCAAAACCTGGTGTCACCTGAATATTATTATTTTCCTTTTCTGCAACTTCATTTTTATTTTTACTCATTATTATTTTCCTCCTCATTGATTTTTAAACTTTCTCTAACTGGAAACTGATTTATTCTTTCAAAAAACTCTTCTTTATCAACCCAGCTGCTTAACCAAAAACCATCATTATGATATTGCCGGATATTAACTTTTTTATCACCAAAAACAACTATTAAACCATAACCAAACTCAAACCAATTATCGTTACTATATTCTTCTAAAAACTTCTTGAATTCATCATAAGGACTAATAATTTCGGGCATTAATAGTTCTCCTTTCACTAATAACAGATTTAAAATCTCCACAACTTAAAAATTGATTAATCTCTCCAGAAATACTTAACTTGACTTTATCTTTTGTACAATTTGATTCTGCTTTATCGTTAAATCTAGTATTATGGACACATAGATCCCAGGGACAGATTATTTCAGGCATTCTTATCCGCTCCTTTTAATTTGTTTATTTTCTTTTTGTAATAGTAGATAAATACAGGTCTAAAATGATTGGCTTGAGAGAAGTCTTTACAAAACTTCATATTTCTCTCAAGCCTTTTTATTTTTTCATCTTTACTCATCTAACTAGCTTCTTTCATGCCACAAATCTCTTCAGCTTTTTCTTTGCCAAAGACTTTTGAGAGTTTCTCAAAATCTTTTTCATTATCAGTTAGAATGACCAGATCTTCTACATCCTCTTTTGCAGTTAACTTAATTAACTGACTTTCAGAATCTATTTTTTGAGTAACTGATTCCATATTATCTACAAAAATTGGTGCTCTAAATTCATAGTGCTCTGCTAGGGTGTTTATAATATCTATTCCTACAATTATTTTATGACCATTATTTAAGTTTGTGTTGTATGGGACCCCTTTATATATTGTGCGACAAGTAGGCTCTATTGTGCCATTTATATTCTTCTCAAAGAGTTTAAACTTAGCCAGTTTAAATTTATCATTTACCTTTTCTTCCAGCAGCTCTGCTCTCGTTTTTTCAAATTGTTCGCAGAGGTATTTTTTCTTTTCTAATTTTTGATACTTTTCAGCGAGTTTTTCTTCTTCAGTTTTCAACTCTTCAATTCTTTCTTGGCCAGAATTATATTGATCAATTTTACTTAATTCAGACTGCAATTTTTCAATCTTATTTTCAATTTCAGCGATTTTGGTATTAACTTTATTAACAGCATCCTGATTATCATCTCTAATTTTTTGGATAGTTTCTTCAATATTTTCTTTTTCTTTAAGTTTTTTCTGGTACTGAAAATTATCTTGATAAGCTTCAGCCTTTTTCTTCAATTCAAATAACTCATTATAAATATCATCCTTAACTTTTTCTAAACCACTCAGCTCTTCTTTTAGGTTATTTACTTCAGTAATTAATAAATTAGTCTTTTCTTTTAATTCCATGTACCTAGATTTATTGCTATTACCCTGTTTTTTTATATTTTCTAGTCTCTCTGATTTATCTAATTTAGCTTTTTTTTCAGCAGCCTTAAGTTGATCTTCAGGTAATGTCTGGCCGCATGTTGGACATTTATCTTCAACTTCTATTTCTTCAGCATTAATTTTTCTAAAAGCTGCAGCCAATTCATTAATTTGTTCTTTGAACTCTTGCATTTTATTTCTATTTTCCTTAAGATCTAGCTTTTTATTTCTGATTTTTCTCTTCAAAGTTGAAATATTATCCTTGATTTCTTCACCATCATTTTTTAATTCAGTGATTTTTTCATCATAATCAGACCGATGTTTAATTTTAATCTCCTGAAGTTTAGTTTCTAGTTCTGCTAATTTCTTTTCTTTATTAGTAATTTCATTTCCATTTTCAGTTGCAGAAAGTTCTTTTTCTAATAGTTTTTTCTTCTGTTTTAAATTTTCAATCTCTGATTTGACTTCATCTTTCGATATCTCTGAAACATCAGGTAAATTATTATTAACTTCATCTATCCTTATAGGGATTTTCTTTATTTCGTCATTTAATTTATTAAGTTTGTCTTTAAGCGAATCTTTATATTTTTCAATTGTAGTATCTTCAAGAATTTCAGCTAGACTACTTAATTTATCTTCGGCTTTAAATATTTCTTCAGAACTAATTCCACCAACATAATCTGTTAGTATTTTACGTCTTTCTTTCCAGTGCAGCTGCTCATTGTAATATTTAGGATCAGTAAGCAGCCTAAATATTTTCTCTGGAGCTATCTTTTTTACTTCTTCTTCAAATTCAGTTTTACTAACTCCAACTCCACTTACATAACAATCAGTAGTATGGCCGGTAAAGACTTCGTCTATACTTCCTTTTTTCTTTTCCCATTTTTCATAATATTTCTTCTCAAAAGTCTTTTGACTGCTGTTGACTTCAATAGTTGCTTTAACTGCTGTAATTAAACCATGTATTGGTTCATTGTTCTCATCGAGAGGCTTAATATCAAATTTCTGTGGGCTCTGATCCATTGTGTCTTTATCAAAGAACAACCAAGACCAGGCATCAGCTATAGTAGTTTTTTTAGTTTCATTTTGGCCATATATATCAATATTTTTACCCTTAGGCTCAATTTTTAATTTTTTAGCTCCTTTAAAATTCTTTAATTCTAGCAATAATAGTTTAATTTCTTTCATCACTTGCCCACCCTTCCATGTCCTGAGAGTAGAAATCTTTACAACTATTTGTTATACTATATTTGTTGGTATTTTTTTTATCGCGTTCAGCTGTTAGAGCAGCTGGACGTTTTTTTATTTCTTTAAACATTTTCAATGCATCTTTAACCATTAATGGAATGAACCTAAACAACATAAGCCCCCACAAAATACCTAATATAAAAACCTGCCATTCTTTTGCTGTTCCCATTTTTAACCTCCTTTAAATTCTGTTAAACCCTGATATAGGTTTATCATAGAGTTCAAAATACAATTCTGCTTCTTTTTCTTTCCGACATTTTAATGGATCCTTGCCACAACTTTCTGGATTTTTAATACAGTCATCACAATAATGAAACTTTTTTTCTTGATCAGATATTGACTGCTTCATTTTCAATTCCCCCACTTAAATAACCACGACTTAAATATTTTTGATAGCAGCGTCTATTTCTTTCTTCTAAATCAGCTCCTAAATCTGAAGCTGCAATATCCAGCATGTCACATACATGATTTGCATCTTCAATTTCATCTAACATACGCTGAAACTTTACTTTTTGTTCATCAGTCATTTCATCTTCTGATTTAATATTGTAAGCAAATTTTAAAACATCTCTAATGCTTTGAATCGCTTCTTCAAATTCTTCAATTGCTTTAATACTGGTCTTATAAAACTCAATTTGAGCCATGTCAAAAACTATATTTGATGATGTCGTCCCATACACTTTAATTCTTAATACAGGATTTTGTAAATATGCTACCAGTTTTCGTTTAATATCATCTGGAATAGTTAAATGACCATTAATATATTTTGATAAAGTAGTACGATCAATGTTTAACATTCTAGCAACCTGGCTTTGTTTCAGTCCTTTAGCCTTCATTCCATCTCTAATTGCTTCACCTAAAGTTCTGGATTGAATCATTTTATTTTCCTCCCTTTTGATTTTATGGCACTTTTTTAAATTGTTTGTGCACCAAACGTGCCATATAATTAAATTAAGAAATAATCCCTCACTTAAAGCATCCCTTCCAGACTAATACCTCATCTGAGATTTTTTTAGTTTATCCTTAGTTTTATGAACCACCTCTTCTCCAAACCACCAAGCTAAAAAGGTCTCTCTAGGTATTCTCCAACCTAAACTAGGTAACTTTTTAGCCCCTGGTATATCATAATTATTTAAAAACTCATAAACCTGAGATTTAGAACAGCTCATTATTTCCTCTAGATGATACGGCTTCATCCCTGTAGGATATTTTGCTATAGCAGCATCTATTTTCTTTTCCAGAATTTCTTTTGCCTCAACTGTAATAGTCCTGTTTTCTCTTTCAAAATTAAAATTTAATGGCATTATATTTCCCTCCTATAATTTTGGCCCTTCAATTGTTAAATTCCATTGTTTGTCTGCATCTAAACTAATACTTCCATCCTCTAAAGTCGCCTGTTTTACTTCATCAATAGCACAAATCTTTTTACACGCACTATCAGGTTTTGAATATTTGACTTCTCCAGCTACTAAATCAACAAAATATATTACTTTACTCTTTCTATTAAAATCTTTAAACATATCAATTAAAATATTCTGCATTAAATAATTCCTCCTTTAAAGGTTTTATCTCCTTTCTGTATAATTATGGTTATAGAAAGGAGGTGACTTAATTGGGTAAAAATCAACACGTTACTCCGAAAAATGGAAAATGGCAAGTTAAAGGTGCTGGAAATTCTAAAGCTACAAAAACATTCAATACTCAAAAGGAAGCAATAGAGGCAGCAAAAGACATTGCCAAAAACCAAAAGAGTGAAGTTGTTATTCATCGTCCTAATGGAGAAATAAGAGATAAGGATAGTTATGGTAATGATCCTAATCCACCTAAAGATAACAAACATTAAGTTAATCAGTTAGATTTAGGTTTTATGTGAGCGGTATATCCATCAGCAAGATTTAAAAATTCACTATCAATCTTTGCTATTGATTTACCGCTCTCATTCTTTATTTCTAATTTTTCAATACTTTCATGGATGATATCTAATTTTAAGTTCTTTTTATTATTGGGCATTATATTAACTCCTTACGCTGAATATTTAATAACCAATTTTTCGACAACCGATGTATAAATCTCTTTAAGCCTGGTATCCTCTTCAATCACATCAAGTTTACTGACTTTATTAACTTTAGATTTTTTTGCTCCAGCCTGTTCTAGGCGTTCTCTTAAATTATTCAGTCTTACATTTAGTCTGCAGCGAGCCCTATTTTCTAATATGTCATAACTTTGTTTTCTGACCTCTCTATAATTCTTATTCCTAAACCCTATGGTATTTAACTGTTGGTTAACCCAGTTTCTCCAATCCTGATCAGTATGAATTACTGCACCCCTAATAGATTTAATTTGTTCTTCCTGGTGGTCAACTTTCTGTTTCAACTCTTTAACCGACTCTGCCTGTAAAATTATTAAGTCTTCAACTGAAGTAGGTTTATCAACATACTGGCCATTTTTTCGGATTTGAGGTAAAACCTCATCAAAAATCCAGGCTTCAAATCCCTCTGCAATTTCTTTTATTTTTTCATTATGGCTTTGATCCGCAGCTTTAATAATTAATCTATAAATATCGCCCTCAGGTATAACTTTCATTTCTTGAATGCCACCTGATGTAGGGAGTGAATGATTCATACACCCCTTGCAATGTCTCTTAACTGCATGTACCGGAGAACTATATCCCAAAGCTGCAGCAATATCATTTCCAACTGCATATGGTTTATTATTAATCTTTACCATCCGTATTTTCCCAAACTGATCATTTTTAAAGATTTGCAGGTTGTTCATTAATTTTCTCCTTTCCTAAAGGTATCTTTTCCTTTCTGTATAAATATGTTTATAGAAAGGAGGTGCCAATTATGGATATACAACAAAAAACTGAATTTATAAAAAGTGAAAATACAAAACAGGACATAATAGAAGAAAATGAAGCTTTGACTCAGAGATATTTTGAAAATGTTCAAAAATCATTAACAAAAGAAATTGAAAATTTCATTGGACAAGCTGATAACTTGACCAAAAATGATATTGAGTTAATTATTGAAATTTCTTCTAAAGCAGCGGCTAGAACAATAAACGAATATGGTAAAACTTTAGCAGCTAAAGGTATCAGGCCTTAAACGTTAATAATGATATCGTGATTAGTAGTTCTCAATATTATTTGTTCTAAAGCTATTCCTGCTTTTTCTAGATCTTCATCAGGAATAAAATTGCCTCGTTCAATAATCTGACTAATATTCATTTTTTTACGCTGATCTGAAAGTCTATTATCAACTTCTTCCAATTTAGATAATTGGCTTTTTAATTCATTCTCGAGATAATTAATAAGTTGAGAATTTAATTTATCTTTCTGAGCTGGAGTCCTTATCTCCAGTTCAGCATTTACATTTTTAGTTTTTTTACTACCTCTTTTTCCTATCAACAATTCACTTATTCCAACAATAGAATCATTAACAGTATCATGAACTTGAACTAATGAATCACAAATCTCATTTTTAGCAGCAAATTTAGTAATTGTTTCATTTGACTCACAAAGCATTTCAAGCTGTTCTTCTAATAACTCTTCTACACTTTTTTTCACTTCTCTCACCTCCTAACAAATTTCTAAGAAAGGATGATAATTATGACTTCCCAAGAAATCGCTAAAGAAATTACTTTAAAGGCTATGGATAATAATTTGATAAAAGCTGCAAATACTGGTTCTGCTGAAATAACAAATAAATCATTTGCTAATGAAACATGTAAGTTTTACAAAAAGATATTTGAGACTGTTGATGAAACATCAAGATAAATATATATTTATGCAGATTTATTTGTTGAATTAAATTCAACCTCTCTATAAAAAAATATATCTTCTATATCCATTTCTAAAATATAAGCAATGACAACAGCTTCTTTTAATTTAAACTCAGTATTTCCATTTTCTTTTTCGCTATAAGTATTTCCTGATATATTAAGATGCTCAGCTATATCGGCTTGTGTCATCCCTTTTGATACCCTTGCAGCCTTCACTTTATTGCTATCTATAACTAAATTTTTAATATCCACAATAAACCTCCTTTCATATTGAATTAAATTCAACTTATTACATTTATAATTATAATGAATCTATTTCAACTTGTCAAGTCTTTTTATCAATTTAATTGAAAGTTATTCAACTTTATTTACTTTCAACATCCATGAGCATATAATGAATTTAAAGAAATTTATTTTGGAGTTGAGAAAATGTCTACATTTGCAGATAGATTTAAAAAAGAAAGATTAAATAAAAACTTAACACAGGCAGAATTAGCTGATAAATTTCATACTGATAAAAGTTCAATATCTAAGTATGAGAATGGTCATAGTATGCCTGAATTACCAATATTACAAGAATATGCTGAGTTTTTTGGTGTTTCTATTGATTATCTTTTAGGAAATACAAATGAACGTTCTTCAGCAGATAAAATTAAAAAAGCTCTTACAGATGATCCAGAGCTTTCAGACGCGTGGGAAAAAATATCTCAGCGTGAAGATTTGCAATTATTATTTAAGCAAACTAAAGATATGGATGAGTCAAGCATTAGACAGGTTATAAGGATAATTAAAGCTATTGAAGATGAAGAAGCTAATAACGGGGTATAAACTCAAGGAGTGATACTCAATTGGGGACTTATAAAATATATTGTGATGAAAGCAGACAAAATGGTAATGGTTACAAATTAATGGGAGGAATATGGATTAAAGAAGAACATGGTTGGCCTTTTGTTAATGAGTTTTATAACAATTGTGATAGAGAAATAGATTGTCGACCGGCTCATATGAAATGGAACAAAGTAACTACACATGAAACCTATAAACATTTCTATAGAATGTTAATAGACCAGTTTTTTAAATATGCTAACGACAACAAGTTGTTTTTTAAAGCTATTGTTGTTGATAATAGTTTTGATTTTGAACACGAGGAATATAATGATGGAGATTTTGAAACAGGATTTTATAAACTTTATTATTATATGATTAAAACAACTTTTAAATCAGATTATGATTATCATTTAAGAATTGCTCATAGATCAGTTTGTCAAAAAGTCAATGAAATTTCCCAAAGAGGAAGATTACAAGATTTAAAAAGATGTTTAAATTTACATGCAAAAAGATTGTCTCATGAACGTTGGATTCCTTTTTCTAATACTAGACCAGTAAAATCTGTTGAGCCAAGAAAAGCTAATAAAAGACTTTTAATTCAGTTAGCTGATATTCTTATGGGAGCAGTAGGTTATCAATGGAACAAACATCATTTAAATGGCAATGCTAATGAAGAAAAGGTTTATTTATCTAGTTATATAGCAAATCAACTAGGTAAGAACAATTTAGTTTTTGAAAGCCGAAGAACTGATAGACCGTTTAATATTTTTTACATGAATCCATAAAAAAATGGCGCCCTAATGCCTATTCCCATTATTTTCAGGGAAGGACCTAGACAATTGAGTCCAGGTGTTAAGTCACTAGTGACGCCTTTATTCTTAAATTTATTATATTTTAAGTATATAGAATTTATAACATTTTGTCAATAATTTTTTAGGAGAGTGATCTGTATGAGAGAGAAAAAACACCGTACAGCTCTCCAGCGAACATACATAAATTATCAAGAGTGGGCCAGAGAGAATAATATATACCAAAAATTTATACCACTAAATCCAGGAATATATGGCTTTGTATACCTCTCTTCTTCTCAGAACTACTACGTGATAATTAATCAAAACCTTACTCTAGAACTTCAAAAGGAGGTGTACTTACACGAAGTAGAGCATATAATGTATGATATGCCGGAAGCTGGTTATGTAATTGGCATGGACATGCAGTACAGTCAGATGGAAAAGACAGCTGATCAGTTTGTTAAGGAGAATATCGAAAATTTTTTTGGTTAATAACCGAACATATATTCGACAAGAATTCTGAAAATTCGACATAATTAACTTGAAAATAAAGGAGTGGAAATTATGAGAAAAGGTTTATATGTTTTTATATTAATGTCAATTTTAGTTTTAGTTTTTTCAATTTCAACTGCAGCAGAAACAACTCAAAACGGTGCTTGGATGGTAGAAGCAACCGAAGATCCTTTAACTGACGAATTTACTTTATTTATTGGAAATAACAAAGATTATAATAATGCTATCATATTAAGAAGAAAAGAAGGAAACACAGATTTAATATTAGCAACTGATTATCTTGGAAGTGCTGGAATTGATCCAAGCTATAGTGACTATTTTAAAGATTTAATTTATCGTTTTGATAAAGGAGAACTTGTAGAAACTCAATGGTCAATTTCTTCAGATGGCAGTGCTCTCTTCTTTCAGGAAGATAAAGATAATTTAAAAAGTTTTATAGAAAAGATGATGAAACATAATGAACTTATATTTGGATACTGGCCTTACGAAGAATCCAGAAAAACTGTAGTATATAGTTTAAATGGTTTCACTGCTTCGATCACCCCTTATTTAGATGAATTAGGATGGCAAGACCTTAAATAAGAGTTTACAAATCTTATTTAATTATTTAAATACATTAAAATAATGGAGGGTTATTTTGAATAACTTAAGTTATGTATTATTTGGATTATTAATTATGGTTGCTATATTTTTACTTGGTCGTGAAATATTTTGCTGGTATTTAAAAATCAATGAAAGAGTTAGATTACTTGAAAAAAATAATGAATTGTTATCTAATCAAAATCAATTACTATCTAGATTGAGTAAAAATACAGATAAAAATTTAAAGTTGTTAAGTAACTTTAAAAATCAAAAGGAGGAAAACATTCATGAATAGAAAAGTTAGTATTATTCTAATTTTTATATTTATTTTTACAGGAATTTTTTACTCTTTTTCTGGAAATATTATAGAAGCATCAAATAAAGGAAACTATGTTGGAAGTATTGACTCTGACAAATATCATAATCCAGGTTGTAGATGGGCTAAAAATATTAATCCAGAAAACGAAATCTGGTTTAAGACTATTGAAGAAGCTCAAAACAAAGGATATAAGTCCTGCGGCACATGTTTTTAAAACAATAAGGAGATGATCTCTTTGAAAAAAATTACTATTCTGATACTTATCTTGTGTTTCCTCTTCTCTTCAACGGTTATAGCTCAAGAAATGTCTAAAGAAGCTATTATTCAAAAACTTGATGATATTTTTTCTATTGAAAATGATATTGCTCGTCTAGAAGCTTATGATGCTTTTGTAAATGATTTAAATATTGATTCAACTGTGAGCAGCAATTATTCTAATAATGGATTTGTTGCTCAATATAGTGGAAATGGATTGAAAAATACCCGACCTTTTAAAGTAAACAGTGCCTGGGAAATTCAATGGAATGCTGCAGGTGATATATTTCAAATCTATTTATATGATAGTAATGGAAATTTAGTTGACATAGCAGCAAATCAAATGCAACCTGGAGAAGGTTCATATTATAGTCCTAAAACTGGTACTTTTTACTTAGAAATTAATGCTATGGGAGATTGGGAAGTTGATATTGTGAATGTGAATTAAGGGGGATTAGTTTTGAAATTATATACATGTTTCAGAGATTTAAGATTTGACAATAAAGTTTATCCATATTTCACAGGATTTATAAAAAATGAAATTGGCTCTAATGAAATTGATGCATTTTATGCTTCTAAGTTTAATGAAAAATGGAGTGGCTCAATTGATGAAAAACATGAGGAAAAAGTATATTTACTTAAAAACAATAATTTATGGATATTTGAGTTTAAATGTAATAAAATTAAATCACAATCTTTTTCACTTAATAAAATAGATCATATTAAAAAAGAATTTGAAATAAATAAAGATTTATTTATTAGTTTTTCTTTAAAACAAATACCTAAGCAGGAAAATCCTTTTGACAAATTTAATATCACTATTATTTTTAAAATAAAAGATAATGAAAATAATCCTACTATTGTTGATATAGAACAAAATTTTAATTCTAAAAATCATTATTTTAATAATTCATTAATAAAGTTTTATGACATATTGAAAGAAAAAAGTAATTATGTTTAAAATTTATAGATAATTAATAATCTAAAAAAATAAAATAGGATCTAGATTGGTCCTATTTTTTTACACATTAAGCGAACATATGTATAATAATTGGCACAAAATAACCCTAATTTATGCTAATTAAATCAAATTAAAGGAGGAATTGTGATGGCACACATTGAGAAAGTTGATGATGGTAAGTACAAAGCTGTCGTAGAAATTGGTGTTCAGGGTAAAAGAAAAAGAAGGACCAGGACTTTAGACACATATAAAGAAGCAGAAAATTGGATGGCTAATATGATTAGAGATAAGGAGGAAGGTCAGATAACAGATCCAAATAATATTACTGTTTCTGAGTATTTTGAACGTTATTTAAGAATTCATAAAAAACCTACTGTAGCTACTACAACATATGATAATTATAAAAGACGATATGAAGCTCATATTAAGCCAGATATAGGCCATATCAAATTAAAGGACTTACATCCTGTCCATTTAGAAGAATACTTCCAGATTAAGCGTTCTAGGGGCAAAATTAATGGTTCAGGGGGGCTATCTGAGAATACTTTAAAGAAAATCTATGTATTAATGAATCAATGTTTCAAAAAAGCTGTTAAATTTAATTTGATTAGACATAACCCTCTTGATCCAATTGAATCACCTTCTCCAAAAAAGAAAGAAGTTTCAGTAATGAAAGAAAAAGAAATAGCTGAAATTATTAAAACTGCAAAAGAAAATGATTTTTTTATGTTCGTATTCATCAGTACTATGCTTTATACAGGATTAAGAAAAAGTGAAGCTCTTGCTCTTTCATGGAATGTTATTGATTTAGATAGCGGTATATTGGAAGTTAAAAGGCGTTTAGTTGGCAAAAAGGGTGTTGGTGCTGTAATTGAGGAAGAAACCAAAAACAACTCAAGCAGACGCAAAATAAAGCTTTCTGAGAGACTTGTGGGGTTATTGAAGAAGTATAAAACCTGGCAGCTAGAATTTAGAATGTTATTAGGATCAGATTACAAAGGTGATGATTTAGACCTGGTATTCTGTAAACCAGATGGCGAAAGATATTATCCAACCAGTTTAAATAAAAAAATGAAAAAAATAACTGAAAAAGCTAATCTTCCTCATAAATCAAAAATCCATATTATGCGACATACATTTGCTACAATAAATGTAAATAATAAAGTTGGGCCAGAAATCGTTCAAAAAATGTTAGGTCATTCAACCATTTCTACTACAATGGATATTTATTATCATCATGACACAGATCAGCAAAAAGAAGCTGTAAAACACCTTGATAATGCCCTCAAAATATAA